TGTTCGACCGCAATGACTACCCCGCTAAAGAGCAACTGGTATCTAAGTTCGGTGTCCAACTTTTCGTGTCAGAAGTTCCCATGTCAGATTTCAGATGTGGCATAGCGTCAGACATCGCAGAAGATCTGTTTGCTACATACAGTCAACAAGCACAGGAAATAGTATCTCACGTGATGGTGGAGCAACAATCAAGGTTCATCGAAGTTATGAAATCGATCAGCCATTGCTGTGGCGTAGACGATGTTGGCATTGACGACAACACAGGAGAAACTAAAACGAAGAAGCGCAAGATCTACGACACGACCATATTGAAAGCCAAAGAGATGTGCGATACATTCAAGGGCTTCAATCTAAGCGGTGATCCCCAGCTCGAAGAAGCGCGGGCATCATTGGAGAGAGCATTGAGTGGTGTAACGGCAGAGGACATTCGAGAGTCCGATGCGGTGCGTCACGCAGTGAAGGAGGATATTGACGACATCCTCGGTAAATTTAGTTCGTTCAAGTGTGTGTAAGTAATAATTAATCCGTCTAGTAACCATTCAGTAAAGAAAGTAATACATCATGGCAAAAGTACAAACAGTCGAAACAGTATCTATCAACGAACTGCGCAGAATCATTCCCCTAATAGCTTCAGAGATCACACCTGTCATTCAGTCAGAACCAGGTTGTGGCAAGACCTCTCTGTTAGCTATGATCGCTGAAGACAATGGCGACAAGTGGCGTAGCCCTGCCGATGGCATGAGCATCGAAGGCGACAAGTACGACTACATCTACATCGACTGCCCTGTCAAAGATATGTCAGACATTGGCATGACTATCCCTAACCACACGACTCAGACCCTTGAGTATTACGTCTCAAGCCTGTTCAATCTGAACGACCCCAAGCCTAAGTGTATCTTGGCTGACGAGTTCATGAAGTCGCCTAAGCTATTGCAGGTAGTTTTCACTAGGTTGTTTCTTGAGCGAATGGCAGGTGACAAACCACTGCCACGTGGGTCTCTAGTTTTTGCGACATCGAACAATGCAGGGGATGGCGTGGGTGACTCCATGCTTGCTCACGCAGGCAATCGCGTCTGCATCATGCGTATGGCGAAACCCAATGTGAACGAGTGGCTTGAGTGGGCAGGTCAGACAGTGACAGTTGGCGACAAGGTACAGGCTCGTGTGTCACGTGTGATTCGTGCGGCTGTTGCCATGTTCCCTCGTTGCTTGGCGTCGTACACCACAGGCGATCAGAACGATAACCCATACATCTTCAAACCATCTATGAGTACCTTATCGTTTGTGTCTCCTCGCTCGTTGGCGAAGGCTGACGTGATCGTGCGTAATCGTGATGCGATCGGTGAGAACGGCACGAAGGTCGCATTGGCTGGCACTGTCGGCGCGTCATTCGCGGCTGACATGGCGGCATTCATATCAATGGAGAAATCATTGATCGATGTGAAGGACATCGTCAAGTCTCCCGAGGACATTGAGATGCCCAAGGACATCAGTGCACAGTTGATGATCATGTTTCAAGCAGTAGATGTATTGGAAACACAAGATCAGTTGACTAAGTTCATGATGTTCGTTGAGCGTATTCCCTCATCTGAGGTGCAAGGCGTGTTCTTCACAATGATGATGCGCAATACGAAGTCCATCCGCTTGGCTCGCAACAATGCCAAGATCGCTGAGTGGGCTAAGAACAACCACGAGTTGTTCTAAAACTTAATCCCACGACAACGTGGGTTCTTATTTTTCAGGAGGTTCTATGACATTCAGTATGGCTGAGTTGTTTCTATTGGCGTGGGCGTTGGTTGCCTCACTTGGCTACGGCTATGTGAACGGCAAGTATCGTCAACATCGTGACATTACGAGTGAGTTGTTGGTACGCATTGCCAAGGGCAAGATCAAAGTGATCGAGACCAATGATTACATTGAGTTCAAGGAGGTGTGATGTTCACTACATCAGAGAAGGTAGCAAGAGTATTGTTCCTGTTAGGAATGATTGTTTTAATGTTAGATCTTTTTTATTGGAGACCATGATGAGCAAGCAAGAAACCCGAATCAAGCGTGGACACATCACGCTTATGAAGCACCCACAGACTGCCCTGTACTCAGGCGTAATGCTGATGGGTATCTCTGCTGTTGAGGAGAATGTATCTACTGCCTACACCGATGGTGTGAACAAGAAGTATGGTCGTAAGTTCTTGGAGAGTATCACTAGCGAAGCCAAGGTGCGTGGTCTCATCCTCCATGAGAATCTTCACGTAGCCTTGAAGCAAGTCGTGTTCGGTCGTGTCATGTTCTTGGAGAATTCCAAGCTTGCTAACCTAGCCGCTGACTTTGTCGTCAATGACATCATTACCTGTGTCGATGGGACAGTTGCGGGTACGAGCGAGCGACTCGTGGAGTTGCCCGATGGCGCGGTGTATGACCCAATGTTCCACGATTGGTCTATGCGTGAGGTGTACAACTATCTCAAGAAGCACTGCAAAGGTGGCAAGGGCAAGGGCGGTAGTGGTAAAGGTAAGGGGCTAGGTAATCCCCCACCATCGGGTGGGACACAATCTAACGACGACAATGACATGGATGGAGATACAGTAACAGTCAATGGCAAGACCTATGACATCTCTCAGTCAGACGAGCATGACTTCACTAGCCAAGATGTATCGCCCGAGCAAGCCAAGGAGATCTTAGATGAGATCGACAAAGCGTTGCGTGAAGGCGGGATGCTTGCAGGTCGTATGGGTGCAAAGATTCCTAGAGTTATCTCTGACTTGTTGGAACCCAAGGTTGATTGGCATGAAGCGTTGCGTGAGTTCTGTACATCCTCTACCAAGGGTAATGATGAGCTTACATGGCGTCGCATGAACAAGCGTCAGATGGCTAATGACATCTACTTGCCAAGCGTGATCAATGAAAGCGTAGGCGAGATTGTCGTAGGCATTGACACATCAGGCTCGATAGGTGGTGCAGAGATAACCGAGTTCGCTACCGAACTGGTATCTATTTGCGAGCTCTGTCAGCCCGAAGCGGTGCGTGTTCTTTGGTGGGATACCGAGGTTCATGGTGAACAAATCTTTCGGGACAACTACACCGACATTGCCAAGTTGCTCAAGCCCATGGGCGGTGGTGGGACTCACGTCTCATGTGTCAGTGACTACATAGTTAAGAACAAGATAAAAGCCGAATGCTGTATTGTGTTTACCGATGGTTACGTAGAGAACGACATCAACTGGAAGATTACTGACCCAACCCTGTGGATGGTTACGCAACGCCGCGACTTTGAACCGCCTGTGGGTAAGAAGGTGATGTTCGGTGACGATTGATACATGGTGGTTGAGCATTACCAAAACGGCATATGCGGTAGCTAAGACGAAAGGACAGACTATGAACGAGAGGCGGTACGTTAAAGAAATTGCCAAGAGTGTCATATCAAACTTTCCTAGCGCACCGCATCTTTATGCGCTGGAACAACTGACGAGTGTTGGCAATCTGCAACCCGATTTGTGGCGAGAAGTGTTAGTAAAAATTGATGAACTACAAGGAGAAAACAAATGCAAGGACTGAACTACAAGAGACTCGATGGCATCTCAAATAGCGTCTCACCCTACCGTGGGTCACTAAACAGATTTCCTATTGGTGATCGCAGACACAATCACAAATACTTTTTTGTGCGAGACGATGACGGACAGCGCGTGTTTGATATTGTGCATGGTCAGAACTGGAAACACATTACTCTGACGGAGGCAGAGCATGACGAGTGCGCCAAGCAAGGTATGCCACGACTTAACAAGTATCAAGATCACAATACTAAAAAGTGGGAATACTACCGCTACGAAGTGTCTCCAAACATTCTTGGCGTTGTGCGACCTGACAATACGTTTGAGTTTACTGGCGAAAGCTACGGACAGGGTGATCGAGGCATCATGTCAAGTTGGTCGTATGGTTGGTTCTCTACTGAGTCACGCAGGGGTGGGATGATATGGTCGAGCAAAACCAATGGGGGTATACGCATCATACCTATCTATCAGGGTATGCGCATCGACTGTGAAACTATACAACCAACCAAGCCAATCACAGTCGTTGGTAGGAAGGTCGATCGCAAGGTGGGCAAAGACTTACTGGCTGGTTACGAAGGTTTCTACATGACGACTGAGGTCATGACCAAGGCGATGGACTACGAGGTGTTTGTCAAGACGATGCTTGAGGTGGTGAGTGAGCATGTACCTGACAATGACTTTTACCTAGACCATAAGGTGTACACATCGATAGCAGATAAATTGATTGATACTGCACCGCTTGATTCGGCAATGCTCTACATCTTTGCGTGGGACATTGGCAACATGCGTTGGAACTTGCGTAGGTTTTCAGACACAAACTTTTCTAGGTATAGCGCACACGAGGACACACCGCACACGATGTTCTTGAATCTCAAACGCAGACTAAACAAGGAGGTATACAAAGCAAACGAGAAAGTGTTTAAGAAGGTTGAGTATGTTGATGGAGAGATGTATCCGCCTAGCGAGTGGGGCTACACAGTCATGGTTGATGGAGTGGAGGTGAAACAGTATGACTAATGTTATTAAAGTGGAGGTAAAGGATGTGTATGGGACATTGAAGTACTACCCCCTATGCGAGAAGTCGCAACTGTTTGCAGACATAGCAGGGACTAAGACTCTCACGCTACATGCAATCAAAAAGATCGAAGCGTTGGGATATTCAATCAGCGCCTCGACACGAGCAATAACTTTTTTAGGAGAGAGAAATGATGAGTAGATATTATCTTGATGGATTTGGTTCTGAGGATGAGTTGAATGAGTTGCTTGCCTCAGATGTACTCCCACTGGTGCGTGAGTTGCAATTCAAGTACAACTTGAAAGTCATGGGGAAAGTAATAAATGTGGGCTACCCACAAACAGATAAAGATTCTTACATGATGTGCTACCCCAATGGGCTGGCTGTTTGTAAGGTGTGGACAACAAAGGTAGGTGGGGCTAAGAACGATCAGCTAGAGTTTTGTTTTCGTACACCTCACTACGCCAAGTCTCGTGGGTCAGATCAGAATGATAGAGAGACTATCCGTAGTACAAAACTTTCATCATTGATGGCGGTACTAAAACGCCAGGACGTTGTGCGTGATAAGAAAATAATTATGGATAACAAAGTCAAACAAGTAAGGCTGGGCGCTCATGCTCTACGCAAAGCGATGGGCGAAAGCGATAAGCAAAACTCTTTTACGCCTGATGAAATTCATGCAATGTTAGCTACCTTACTAGGGGAAAGTACTAATAGTCTTTCTGTACAATTAGACCTAAATAAATGTAAAAATACACTTGACATTTACAAAGAAGCTGATAGGATACGAGATATAAAGAGAGAAGAATCCAAGCGGTTCTTCAAGAATCCTTTCTATCTCATTGGTATAGACGACTACAAGCACTTACTCATAGGCAAATTCAAGATGACCATACTGCACAGTGATACGACCAAGATTGAGTACGAGATCATTGAAGACTTCAAACGAGTCAAGACGATTGAGGAGTACCCCGAGCTAGTCCCATTGATGACAATGATGAAAGTCTCTTACGAGAACAAAGAAGTTCGTAGGCTTGGCGTGTTGAACTTTCCGATTATGGACAAGTATGACGAAGGTCTTGATGCGGCTTTCTTTTACAGTAATTCGCCTACGAACTACGAGCAAGCATGGATGGCTACCCCATGCCCCACTTGATAGGGGAAATGAGTCCTGTGGTTCACCCCAAGAATTGGGAGTTAGTTCGTGTCCCTGTTCGCAAGGTGGACGATCAGTACATTGTGTATGTGGCTGATGGGTTTCACCGCCTATACACCAATGACACTTTGCCTGATGTGTTGAAGTCTAAGTTTGCAATGATTAATGCTAATGGAGAAAAGTTCTTGCCTGATTCAAAAATACTTAGACTAACACTCTACACAAACACACACGCCCCCGAACTCGATGAGGTTGGGTGGAGGGCAAGCGAAACCTACTACTGCCTAGTGGTAGATCGATTAACTTTAGAGTCACTGAAGAGTGGGATACAAAATGACGCCTGAGGGTACAGTTAAGAAGAAGATCAAAGATATTCTTAATGCAAAGGGGGCTTACTACACCATGCCGATCGGTACTGGTTATGGTGCGTCAGGTGTCCCTGACTTTGTGATCTGTTACAGAGGGAGGTTTATCGGGGTGGAAGCGAAAGCGAACGGCAACAAGCCAACTGCCCTACAAGAGAAACACATGTCAGCCATCCGATCACAAGGCGGTCTGACTCTCGTTATTGACGAGACGAACATTGATGCGTTAACGCGTCTATTGGAGCAGTTATGAATGAAGAAGATCGTAGCAATCTGCGTGACCTACACGCTGGCTTTGCGTTAGTTGGTTTAATCATGAGAGGAGGATTGTCAGACCAAATAACTCAGACTGCGTATGAAATCGCAGATGCTATGCAGGAAGCACGAGACCGACATAGTGTTGGTATCGTATCAATTAAACGCCAAACCAAAAAGGAGAAGGCAAATGAAACGCAATAAAGTAGAACAGGTTCGCACACTATTAGAGCGCAACCCACGCATGAAAACCGCAGACGTAATGAAGGCTATTGGTGCTACCAAGTCGTACACCTATGTATTGATGAGCAAGGCAAGGGCGTCATATCAGAAACAATATGGCGAGTCCATTGAAGAGCGCATGATCAGACTAAGAGACATGGCAAAGCGTCGCGCTATTGCAAACCCAATAGCTAATTTACCCAAGGGTATGACTGAGGCAGAAGCGAAGGAGATTGTAGCTGACGTGAATCAAGCTATTACCCAACATGACTCAGTGAATCACCCTGCGCACTACACCTCAGGTGGTATCGAGACAATCGATTTTATTGAAGCGAAGAAGCTTGGATACAACTTGGGTAACGTCGTGAAATACATTACTAGGTCAGGTCACAAGGGCAATCAGTTAGAAGACTTGCGCAAGGCTCAGTGGTATCTGACTCGTGAGATCAACACGCTGAAGTAAACCCCGAGGGCATGGTTCGCCATGCCTTTTTTTGTATCTGTACTTTTTGTTAGATAGCGACCCATGACTCAGTGGGATGCTATTTTGAAACCAGTTATTAAAGAGATAAAAATGCCGAGACCAAAGCCCCCCGCGCCCCTCGTAGGGAGACAAGTGCGCATGACTGACAAGCAGTGGTTAATCCTCAACCAGCTTGGCGGTGCAGAATGGTTGCGCGCACTCTTAGAGAAGAAAGCGCCATTCCCTGCGTCGTACTACAAAAAACTTTTAGAGAAACAAGATGTCACTGATAACGATTGACTTTGAAACCTACTACGATAGCAAGATCAAGCTAGGCTTCAAGCACCAAACAACCGAGGAATACATACGCGATAAGCGTTTTGAAGTTATCGGTGTGGGCGTGAAGGTAGATGACGATGCAACTGTCTGGGTATCGGGCGGTAAAGATAAGCTAAAAGAATTCTTAGCGTCGTTTGACTGGGGCAGCAGCGCGCTTCTGTGCCACAACACCCTGTTCGATGGAGCTATTCTTAGTTGGATATACGGCATCACGCCCGCGTTCATGTACGACACTCTATGTATGGCGCGCGCGATTCATGGCGTTGAAGCGGGTGGCTCACTCAAGGCGTTGGCTGAACGCTACGAGATTGGTGTCAAGGGCGAGGAAGTCATAGCGGCTGAAGGCAAGGCGCGGCTCGACTTCAACAAAGAAGAACTTGAGCGATACGGAGAGTATTGCAAGAACGACGTTGACCTAACCCTGCGCCTGTTCAAAATACTGAGTAAGACTTTCCCTGACAACGAGTCGGCACTCATCGACATGACTTTGCGGATGTTTACTCACCCTGTCTTCCTCGTTGATGATGCGCTACTGCAAGAGCGCTACGACGAACTCAAAGAAGAGAAACAGCTATTGCTCGAGGGCTTGATGGAGAAGCTTAAATGCGAGACTGCTGAAGCGGTGCGTAAACGCCTAGCCAGTAATAAACAATTTGCTGAAGTGTTAGTCGAGCGCGCGGTTGAAGTACCCATGAAAGAAAGCAAAACCACAGGCAAACAGACCTACGCCTTGGCAAAGAATGACGAAGGCTTTCTAAAACTCACTGAACATGATGACCCACTTATCCAACAACTATGTGCTGTGCGACTTGGCACAAAATCTACCATTGAAGAATCAAGGATTGAGAGATTCATCGATGTTGGAAAGCGCAACAAGGGACGCCTACCAATACCACTCAAATACTACGGAGCACATACTGGACGCTGGGCTGGCAGTGATAAAGTTAACTTCCAAAACTTACCAAGTAGAGATAAGAAAAAGAAAGCTTTAAAGAATGCAGTAGTAGCGCCCGACGATCACATCGTCATCAACTGTGACTCTTCTCAGATTGAGGCGCGTGTCCTCGTCTGGCTGGCAGGGCAGGATGATGTGGTTGAGCAATTCCGCAAGGGAGAGGATGTCTACTCCCTGTTTGCAACCAAGATATACGAACGCCCCATAAGCAAGGCTGACCCAGTGGAACGCTTCGTGGGCAAGACCTGCATCTTGGGTCTAGGTTACGGGACTGGGGCATTAAAGTTACAGCACACGCTCAAGACTCAACCGCCCGGCGCAGTCGTTACTGAAGACGAGGCTAAAGAGTTTGTTAAAACATACCGCGACACCAATGACAAGGTGATTGATCTGTGGGGAGAGGGCGATGGGGTGATAAAAGATCTTGCTAGTTGGAACGACAAGATCAAGCCCTATTACTACGGTAAACACAAGTGCCTCAAGATCACGAAGGAAGGCGTCACCCTACCTAATGGGCTGATGATTCGATACCCTGACCTCAAGCTCAACACTGATGAGTCTAAATCTAGATACGAGTACAAGTCGCGTAAGGGTCCTGTGTCTCTATGGGGCGGCTCGCTAGTTGAGAACGTGGTTCAAGCCTTGGCGCGAATCATTGTGGGAGAGCAGATGATCAAGATCAACGAGCGTTATCGCGTTGCCCTGACTGTCCATGATGCGGCAGTGATCGTGGTTCCCGAAGCCGACAAGGATGAGGCTCTTGCATATATCGTCGAGTGCATGTCTACGCCACCCAAATGGGCTAGTGGTTTACCCGTAACTTGCGAAGCAAAGTACGCACAGACCTATGGAGAGTGTTAATATGTCAAATAGAACTTGGCCTTTCCCGCCATTCCCGAACCCCAAGGACACGGGCAACCGAGTCCCTAAGTTCAACCCCGATAACGAAGAGGATGCACCACTATGACAACCCGCATAACAAAACAAATGTTGAGCAAAGCAAAGATGCCGGATACCCCGACAGCAAGAAAAGTGTTGGCAAAGATGTTAGATGACGATGACATCCAAGATTACGTCCGGCCTTGGAAGGGGCTGACGGATGAGGAGATTGCCGAAATCAGACTAAAGACGTTTGATGCTGTTGCAACTAACCACGAAGTGTACAGAGTCATCGAAGCCAAATTAAAGGAGAAGAACACATGATTCAAACAGCAGAAGACGACGAGTTTGCACGTATTGAACACGAGAACGAGATGAAGTTAGGACAACCGTACGTATTCACGTACGTATCCCCATCACAGCGTAATACAGTCTTAGAAGAAGTAGCCAAAGAGTTTGACAAGATGAAAGCCTTTGGCGATACAGCGGCTAGTTTTGCCGCGTTTGTAAGAGGCATGAAAAAATGAGCTTCACATGGTCTTTCTCGTCCTACAAGCAGTACCTCAACTGCCCCAAGCAGTACCAAGAAATCAAGGTACTTAAGCGCTTCTATATTAAGCCAACCGCGCAGATGAACTACGGCAATGAGGTACACAAGGCTTGTGAAAACTATGTCGGGGAAGGCACACCTCTCGCTAAGAACTACCAGCAGTTCAAACCTGTGCTTGACACGCTCATGGAGATTGAGGGTACTCGGTTCCCCGAGCAGAGGATGGCGCTTGATGCTGAAGGCAAGGCATGTGAGTACGGCAGGGGCTACTGGGTGCGGGGCGTCGTGGACTTGATGATCATCGACGGAGACACTGCGTTCATCGTTGACTACAAGACGGGAAGCAACAAGTACCCTGAGCCAAAACAGTTAAAGCTGATGGCGCTCATGGCGTTTGCCCACTACCCTGAGATCAACCGAATCAAAGCGGGTTTACTCTTCGTAGTGCATAACAGTTTCATGACTGAAGAATATTCTAGGGAAGACATTCCAAAACTATGGGATGCTTTTTATTCTGACTTGAGTAGAATGGAAGCATCGTATACAAACGATGTTTGGAACCCCAACCCAACACCTCTATGCGGCTGGTGTCCTGTGAACACTTGCCCCCATCACAAGGAAAGATAATGGCTTACGTTAATAAACCCAGACCCTACGATAAAGAGTATCAACAACAGAAAACCCGTGGCGAACATGAGCGTCGCATGGAGCGTCAGAAGGGGCGTCGTGCAATAGACAAGACAGGCTCAGACGCCAACGGCAATGGTAAGGCTGATAAGCGTGAAGGTAAGGATGTATCCCACGTTAAAGCCCTCGACAAAGGCGGCTCTAACAAAGATGGACTGCGTATCCAAAGCGCGGCAAAGAATCGTTCGTTCCGTCGTGACACTAAAGGAAACTTGGTGTCAGAGACTAGTAAAAAGGAACGTAAGAAGTAATCATTGTTGTTAGGCATGAGTGAGCAATGTTGAGGGGGTCGTTGATCTTGCAGTTGCTCTCCCCCTTTTAACCATGTCAGTTAAGCGGTGTTAGATCTCCCTCTCCTTTTGACACGTCCGGCTTGACCGACTTGCCCCCGTAAGGGGCTACGTTTTAACACAGTAAGGAATAGTATGAATGTAGTAGACGACACAGTTGTTCGGATGGTAATCCCATCTAGCGACTTGCAGTTTTTAGTAGGACACATAGACCGATGCGAGGTGCTGAAAGACGATGGCATAAACGCAGAAGTGGTGGTGTACTGGGGCGTACCCGAGATGCAACGGCTAGTGCGCGTCTATGGAGATGCTCCTAACCCAATGCTTAAAGAGTACGACTGGCCCGGTATGTACCAGCCATTTGCTCATCAAAAAGTTACATCGTCGTTTCTCTCCCTAAGAGACCGTTGTTTCTGTTTTAACGAAGCTGGCACAGGCAAGACTTCCTCAGTCATTTGGGCGGCAGACTACCTCATGCAGTTGGGGATAGTCAAACGAGTCCTAGTTGTCTGCCCCTTATCCATCATGTACTCAGCTTGGCAAGCAGATATCTTCAAGACCGCCATGCACAGAACGGTCGGCGTAGCTTATGGAGATGCATCCAAGCGTAAGAAGATCATTAACGGAGAGTACGAATTTGTTGTCATCAACTTCGATGGGGTCAATATTGTTCAAGAAGATATTAGTAAAGTAGGGTTTGACCTAATTGTAATTGATGAAGCCAACGCATATAAAACAGTATCTACAAAACGTTGGAAGACCTTGGCTAAATTGATCACCCCTTCGACCCGCCTCTGGATGATGACAGGCACACCCGCCTCGCAGTCTCCACTGGATGCGTTCGGCTTGGCAAAGCTAGTTAACCCCGCTGGCGTACCCAAGTACTTTACTGCTTGGCGTGATCGTGTGATGCAACCTATCAGCAAGTTCAAGTGGATACCAAGGGCTATCGCCCAACAAGAAGTGTTCAGCGCTCTACAACCTGCAATCCGCTTCGAGAAGGCAGACTGCCTTGACCTGCCTGAGTTGGTGTATCAGACCCGTGAAGTGCCACTGACGGCCCAGGTGAATAGATATTACCGTGAGTTAAAGAACCAACTGCTGATAGAAGCAGCGGGTGAACAGATCAGCGCTGTTAATGCGGCAGCCAAGCTGAGTAAGTTGTTGCAGTTGTCGGGTGGAGCAATCTATACCGATGACAAGGAGGTGGTGGAGTTTGACGTGTCACCACGCCTAAATGCACTGATGGAGGTGTTAGACGAGACCAAGCACAAGGTAGTCGTGTTTGTTCCGTTCCGCCACACCATCGTATTAGTAGCACGTCATTTAAGTTCACAAGGAGTAGCCAATGAAGTTATCAACGGAGATGTGCCTGCAAGGGAGCGGTCTGAGATCATCAACCGATTCCAAACACAAACTGATCCAAGAGTTTTAGTTATTCAACCACAGTCCGCATCGCATGGCGTCACGTTAACTGCCGCAGACACTGTTGTGTTTTGGTCTCCCGTTATGAGCGTGGAAACCTACCTGCAATGCGTAGCGCGTATCGACCGAGTCGGTCAGAAGAACAGCATGACTGTTGTTCACCTGCAAGGCTCCGAAGCTGAACGCAAGGTCTATCAGATGTTGCAAGGCAAGGTGGATTCGCACGAAAGATTGGTTGATCTGTACAAAGAGGAGTTAGGGATATGAGTGAAACTACTGAGTTAAATCTCGATGAATTAGTAAAAATATACTTGACAATACGGAATGAGCGTGAGAAACTCAAGTCTGGTTGGGAAGTAAAAGATGGTGAGCTAGAGCAGGAGATGAAACTGCTAGAGCAATCCATGCTAACAGTCTGCAACGATACGAACGCAAGCAGTATCCGCACAGAAAGTGGCACAGTGATTCGTTCCCTCAAGGAGCGGTTCACTACAAATGACTGGGACAACTTCAAGAAGTTTGTTCTGGACAACGAGGCGATTGACTTGCTGGAGCGTCGTATCCATCAGGGCAATTTCAAAGAGTTCATGGCTGAGCATCAAGGAGAAGGTCTCCCGCCCGGCGTGAATGTAATGAGGGAGTTCACGATTGTCGTGCGCAAACCCTCCAATTAAGTTCAATTTAGTAACAGGAAAATTATCATGAGTAACGATCTCGCAACAATGTTCAGCGGTGCATTAACCCCTATCGCTGGTTTGGATGAAGACACACTTGCCGTAGCAGGTGGCGCTCGCCAAGGTAGCAAACGCATCTCCATCAAGGGTGGCGTGTTTCGCAAGTATTCTGGCGGTAAAGAAATTGGCGCGATTGAAGACCGCCACATGAACGTGATCTTTGTCAAGATGGCTCACAAAGCCTCCCGCATGTTCTATGACGCAACGTATCAAGAAGGTCAGAAGGTCAGCCCAGTGTGCTGGTCTACTGACTCAGAGAAGCCCGATGCAGATGTCAAGACTCCCTGCGCTTCCGCATGCTTAGACTGCGATAAAGCCGTCAAAGGTTCGGGTCAAGGCGGTACAGGCACGGCTTGCCGCTTGTCATGGCGCACAGCCGTGGTCTTGCCTAACGATCCATCAGGCGACGTGATGCAGTTGGTCTTGCCCGCTACTTCATCGTTTGGCAAGGAAGACAATGGTCGATTCCCATTCCGTCCGTACATCCAGCATTTGGCTTCACACAACGTAAGCGCTGGCCGGGTGATCACTAAGATGGCCTTTGATACAAAATCTCCTACGCCAAAGGTTGTGTTCTCACCAGCTGGTAAGGTTCCAGATGAAGACTTGCAGATCATTGCAAATCAAGCCAAGAGCCCTGCCGCAGAAGCCGCCATCAAAATGAACGTCTATCAAGCGGATAACACAGGCGAGGTTGAAGTGCCAAGTCACCGCAACGAAGTCGTTGAAGACGAAGCGCCTCCCGTCAAGGTCGAGTCTAAAAAAGCCGCCGCATCTGAAGAGAAAGACATCTCAGACGTGGTAAAAAAGTGGTCTAAGAAATAAGGAATAGGAATGTCACGGACATACAGCGAAGCTTTTTTGATTGAGTTGCACAAGGCTAACCCGAACAGGGCTGGCATTGCATTGGCACTCGCTTGCGTGAATGCAAATCTCCCCGCAAAGTACGTAGCCAGTGCGTTAGAGGTAACTCGCATGACGGTTTTTAGTTGGTTCCGTGGCAAACCTTTGCGCCACAACAACCTTGTTAAGGTTGAGACACTGACTGACCTGATTGAGAGTGACACCGCCAAGGGACTTCTTCCAGCAAAGAATACTGCAATGGCTAAAAACTACCTTGAAGATATGGTCGGGAGAAAATTTGACTAAATAAAAATCGGAGGGAAAGCCGCTTTAAACTTTTTGAAAGCTTGTGGACAAGCGGTTAGTACCTCCACCCATTTACCGAGCGGGCATAGTTCCGCTCTTTTTAACTCTGGCAAGACATGTTAAAACAATTCTACGAGAAAGCATTGCCTACGCAGGGTGTCTATTGCATAACAAGCATTGAGACTAACAAAAAAGTTTCAAACAAATTTGCAGAGACACTTGACGGCGTATTTGAACAAATTGAGAAGTTCAAATTAAAACAGTTAAACACATTTGTTGCACTTGGGACGTTCGACGGATACAGCAGAAAAGCAGAAGACTGCCTCTTCATGCGATCGTTCTTCATTGACTTAGATGTAGGTGCAAAGAAGGACTATCAATCAAAGGGCGACGCACACACAGCGCTCTACAAACTAGTTGGAGAGACTGGGCTACCTGACCCAGTGGTGATTGACTCAGGCGGCGGGATTCACGCCTACTGGATCATGGATGAGGACATCCCCAAGGATATCTGGAAGCCAGCCGCAGAGATATTTAAAACTATCTGCCTTGAGCACATTGCAATTGACCCAGTGGTTACAGCAGATGCCGCGCGTATCATGCGTGCGCCTGAGACGTTCAACCACAAGTTTGACCCACCAGAGCCAACATCAGTCGTCAGCGATGAGATTCATGTTTATAGCTGGAGCGAGTTCAAATCATTTTTGTACGGTGATCTGGACGAGATCATACAAAGTCCACGATCACAAGAGTCAGAAGATATTCTTGGAAGTATTACCAAAGGTATTGATGAAGACACCAAAGCAATTTTAAAACTAGACAACTTTGCAAAATCATTTGAGGTGTTAGCGCAAAAGAGTGTTGATGATGAAGGCGGTTGCGAACAAATTAAATACTCGCTGTTCAACGCTAAAACTCTTGATAACCCGATGTGGCATGCAGTCATATCTATAGCCAAGTTTTGTGATGATGGCGCAACTGCAATCCACGATATATCTAAAGAATACCCAGGATACACATATGAAGAAACAGAAAAAGTTGCAGCTCGTGCTCCGGCTCCGAGAACCTGCGAGTGGTTCATTGACAACTACCCAAGCCGTTGCGAGGGATGCCAACACAGAGGAAAGATTACAAGTCCAATTGTGTTGGGCAAACAATTCAAACCAGCCCCCGCGACAAATAAAGAGGACGCAGTTTGGGAAGTCCCGAATACCCAAAAAGTTCCTGATTTCCCCGACTTCATGACTCCATTTGTGCGTGGACAGAATGGCGGTATCTATTTTGTTCCAGCACCTAAGACAGACAAGCAAGGCAAGAAACATCAAGATGACCCTATCTTGATCTTGGCGCATGACTTGTTTCCCGTTAAACGCATGGTGAGCCCGCATGATGGCGAGTGCTTGCAGATGCGTACGATTCTTCCGTTTGACGGGGAACGCGAATTTCTCCTGCCCATGAAGCAGGTGTATGCCAAAGAAGCGCTTAAAGCAATCATGTCCAGCAATGGAGTTTTCTTTGCTTCACACCACGACCAACACCTTATGAACTACATCATCAAATGGGGACAGTATCTCCAAACAACTGACAAGGCGCTACAGATGCGTATGCAGATGGGCTGGACGCAAGATCGCACAGACAAGGAATGGGACAACCGAAGCTTTGTCATAGGTAGAAAAGAAATTACCCGTACTGGCGAAATCATTGAAGCCCCGTCGTCTCCATTCGTTCGTGGCTTGTCACGCCACATTACTCAGAACGGAACCTTTGCGCGTTGGCGTGAGTCGATTGATTATTTAAACAAGCCCCAGTTTGAACTGCATGCCTTTGCCGCAATGAGTGGCTTCGGCTCTCCCCTAATGTGCTACACGTCTACATCTGGCGTAGTGATGAGCTTGACCGGCAAGTCAGGTAACGCCAAGACAGGTGCGATGTATGCAGGGCTTAGCGTGTTCGGACATCCAAAAGATCTGAGCGTAGTGAAGGCTACCGACAACGGCTTGACTGGTCGTTACCTTGGTTTGCACAGCCTTATGTTTGGACTGGACGAAGTGGGTGACATGAAGGCAGAGGAGATCGGTGGTTTGATTCACAACGTATCTCACGGCAAAGCTAAGATCCGTATGCAGGGTTCAGTCAACGCTGAACGGGAGTACGAGATGTCCGCATCAATGACCGCAGTACTGACGTCTAACCACGGTTTATATGGCAAGTTAGAAGCCCTCAAAATGAATCCTGATGGAGAAGCAGCACGTCTGATTGAGTTTGAAGTCTATCGTCCAAGAATATTGGATCACGACGCTAACCTTGGTGAGCATATCTTTGATGCGTTCAAATACAACTACGGTCACGCAGGCCCAATGTTTATTCAGCACATCATGAAGCAAGGCGACAACTACGTGCTGGACAACATTGCCAAGTGGGGAGAAAGATTCTTAACCGACTTTGGCAACTATGCGGAGTATCGGTTCTACAAAAATTTGGTTGGCACTAATTTTGGTGGCGCAGACATGGCTAATCAAGCTGACATCACTGCTTGGCAACTTGACCGCATCTACCATGAAACAATTCTGAAGATGATTGAGATCCGTGAGAAAGTTGTGAAGGTTAACCGCACCGACTATCCATCTGTGTTGGGTGACTTCATTAACAAGAACATGGGCAACATACTTGTACTTAAAGACGGCAAGGTAACGATGGAACCACGGGGCCAGCTTGTAGGGCGCATCGTCAGTGAAGAAGGCCTCTTGCAAGTATCTAAGACTGAGTTCAAGAAGTTCTTGGCAGAGCGCAAAGTCAGCAGCCGTGAGTTTGAGTTTGATATGCGGGATAAAAAGATTCTTGTAGACGACAAGAAGGGACGCCTCACTACTGGATGGAAGTCAGCGATCAGCACCGATCCTGCATATCTCTATTGGTTCAAGACTGAGATTCCAAACGACTTGTTCAATGAATCCGAGTGACATCAAAGAACCTGAGTGGATTTTTCCATTTGATGCAATGGAGGTGGGGGAGAGTTTTTTCATCCCCACCTTGCGCCCTGCCGAGATAATTTACGCCCTAGAAAGTGGAGCCAAGCGCGCCGAAGTAAGAGTCAAATGCTATGTTACGCACAAAGACAATCACCTTGGAGTCCGCGCTTGGCGCATCCGTTAGCGCTTTAATCCCATTGCTTTGAAGTCTTCTACAAGGCGGTGCTTGAGCATGTTTTGTTCAAGGATAACCAGCTTTAACAACGCATCTCGATCTTTTATAGCCAAGTATTTATTGGTTCGAATCTCGGTAGCTCGTTGACGCAGTTCATTAAGCTCACCCTGTGCCAATTGGTACTGCTCAACAATACTTGGGTACAAAGGATTTTTAGCTACAAACTCAGCATAAATTACGGGATTTCTTTTTTCCAACGTATAAAGACGTGAATCTATTTCTTTAATTTCTTGCTCCATCTTGCCATACTCACGAGAATCAACGTTGGTCTTAGCGCCAAAAAACGAGCCAAACAATGGCAAATCTGTTTTAGCATTAAATTCTTTTTCGCCCTTGCCAAGGTTAACCCATGAGTACATTAACTCAGCAATTTTAGCCACACCATCAAGGTAGCTGTTAGTAAAGAAATACATTGTGTTGGGAGACCAATTTATATAGCCTTCAGTTGATTCATAAAGACCATCAGCCACGTCTTTGTAAATTTCTGGAATACGATCCCCGCCGGTATAGGCGTCGCCCATACGACGTTGAGCCGCGCTATTAATTGCCTGACCAATACCATTTACGTTTGCAATCCACTCAATAACAGGGCGAATTACAGTAGGCATAGTGGAGTCAACAGCCCACAAAACAGAAGTTTTTGCATCTGTAATTGGAATTTTAGATATTGGCAATGGCAAAAACGCATCAGTCATAATTGTAAATGCAATATTACTGAAAGCCTCAAAAGGAGTAATTGTTCCCGCAAGCATTGACGCAAATTGAGCACCCGCCGAAGCAAATGCACCTGGACCAAAACCCCACGGAATTTGGAACACAATATCTTTGCCAAGCCCAATTCTTTCTGATACTTCATTAGGAATGTGAAAACGAGCGTAACGCGTCCACTGCTCCATGTTATCTGTCAACGTTGCGTTACGTTCCCACTCATCCTCTGGCGCACCCATCATAGACAGTGCAAAAAGTCCACCGCCCATAGCAATCAACGACCCTGTCATGAAAGACGCGTTACGCTTTCGTATTCTAAAAGTTTCTTCGTATTTTGCTTTTGCGGTAGGGTTGTTTTCAATCACAGGAGGTAAGTCCTGCATCGCACGTTTTACGGAAGTAAAAGCGGGTAACACTGCTTCAAGAGCGCGCACAGCGCCGGTAGATGACGGTTTGCTAAACATATACAAACCACCCATAATTTTGCCCCATTCACCTTGTTGTGAAAAGTTAGCAAGGTTTAGTGTGAACGCAGCGGATTCTTCAGCAGCAGCGCGTTCGGCAGGAGATAGCTCACCATTTGGCCCTTTTTTGTTTGACATGCCATCAGCAATGTTTTGTTTAAGCGCCCGCTCTTTGTACAAAGAATACATAGCCGTGCGGCTTGTAAACTCAAACATGTTGTTCCAGCTATCTAGCAGCTTAGTAGCACTAATAGGATCAGTGATGATATTGTTTTTGCCAAAAGAGTTTTGGCTGAGAGTCTCAAGATTTGACTTTAAAGAAAAGCTTTCCATAAAGGTACTCTTACCGCCGTACCTAATCATCTCAAGCATGTCACGGACAAACGAATCTTTTGCCGCCATATCGTCCATGACTTTTTTACTACCAACGCTACCAATTTCATGTAGCACAGCAATGTTCATAGCTTTGCTTAAACCATTTTTAGTAACCGCCATAGCTACATCTTTTAAATATGCAGCAGCGCCTAACACACCAACTTTTTCACTTGTAGCGCCGACCCAAGCATTGGTTAGTGTGTTCACTACAAAGTCTTTGGGCGCAAAGTTGTAGTTAAATCGAGTATGCATTGAGCCAAAAAACCCCGTTACGCGGTTAGCAGCGTCCCACAACGGGCTTTTTTCTTGGAACGGATAGCGAATAGCGTGCAACAACTTAGGGTTGTCGATAGCAATGATGTTCATAGAGCCGTCGGCTTTGTAGTTGAACATGTATTTGCTATTGGCCCCTTTGTATTTAGAAAGGTCCGTAGTACTACGTTCCCAAAATGGAACTGTTTTGACAACCCTGCCGGGTAGAACACCTGTACCTGTTGGGTTGTATGCGTCTTTACTAGTAGTTGGCTCAACAGCGTTTTCAACAGACTGCGTAAAGTCTTTACGCCCAGCACGACTAGCCGCTCTATAACCGTCATAGATCATTTGCAGCAACGGATTATCCGACGTAGAAAAACGGCCTTCAGCAGCATGAATTTCATCCTGCATTTCAGCGCCGTTCATTTTGCTGTTGGGGTCAATCATGTCATCCGCTTTAGAGTGCTTAGACAGACCTTTGAACGGCATGTAGTATTGATAGTTGTAGATGCCCACAATATTGGACACAGGCATTGACCAGTAATTACCAATCGCATTGAGTTCCGCAGTGGCATCAGTAATAATTTTTATTTGATCAAATATTTGTTTAATTAGCGCTTGCTCTTCTGGACTTTTTGCTAGGAACTCAGCCATGCGTTTATCTACCGTGGCTTTTTCAATACCAAGAGCGTTATAAATAGGAGCATTTATGTCTGTGTCTATGCCTTTATGTTTTGGATTTTTGGCAAAACGTTGGCGCATCTTTTCGCTGATACGAGGGCTATCACCTAGCGGATCGCTATGGTTAGTAGCAAGATACTCTAATTCTTTACGAATAGAAGCCATTTGCTGACTGTCTAATTTAACTCTATGGATCAACCCGTCTACCCCAGTACGGGGGTCACCTACAAGAGCAACACGGCGTTCGGCAGCGCTGATTGGTTTGCCGTTTTGCTTTAAGCCTTTATCTTGTCTTGTCTCCAAAGGAGAAGACATAATCCATTTAGCAAAGCGCTTTTCAGTAGCTCCAAACATTTCCCCTAATTTGTGAAATTGCTCAAGTCCCGCTTCGGTGTCTTGGTTAGTTGTCATTAACCAATTATTAAAATTCTCATGCAGTTTTTGCAGGGGCTGCTGCAAATAATCAATAGCGTATCGAACGCCTTGATTTAACGCCAAGTCTTGTTTTTCACTTACGTTATTAAATGCTAAAGTTGGATCACGTATAAGCAATCCCGCCATGGCTAATTCATTTTCATATGCACGAATATGCTGACGGCGGCTCTGAGCTTTAGTAACAAAATCTCTCCAACCATGGCGGCTAAAAGCGCGTTTAACGCGGCCTAGTTTTGATAAGTCACCTCCAACGTTTAGACCATGCCGTTCTTTATTACTCGTCTTATACGCTGGATCTTTTTCAGTTAGCCCTGATGTTTGAAATTTAGGCGCTTGCACGGGAGCCACTGAAGGTTTCTTTGCGGATAACGGACTTAAGAAGATTGGCTCTGTAGGCTTAGCAAGAATCTCATTGAATGATGAAGAGATCTCCAACAAGTAGTTGTACGGCGCATCTGCACGTACTTTGTTTTTACGAAAATAAACTTTGCTTAGGCCAATAATCTCTGCAATAG